TTTATTGTTTTCATATTTGGAGATTATTTTATCAAAGGTAGACTCTCCAATCCCCTTAACACTCAAAAGAGCCTCTCTATCTTCATTTACTATACAATCAAAAGGATTTTCTAACTCTAGGTACAGGTTTTCTACTTGTTTACTTGTTAAGAATATAGATAAAAAGTCTTTCTTTTGCTCATCTGTTTCAATAGCATAGTCTGTAAAGGAGTAGTCTATTTCATACGATACACCATATTCGTTGTCTATTTCCTTTGCGTACACTATGTACTCAACATTGTCTTTTAAATCTAAACTAGGAAGCAGTCCCACAAGCTTATAATTTCCATACTTGTTTTTTCTAAACTTACCGTCCATACTCTCTACAAGAGTGCAAAGGGCAACCCCCCAAGTGCCACTTTCGACACTTGAAGCTCCCTTTGGGTGCATAATTGAATTGACTTTAAACCTTCCTTTTAGCATTGGTCTTTTATTCATACTCAAACCTTTCTGTTGTTATTGAGGCTTCTCCATTTTCGTATATCTCCTCTATTTTTGCCACACTGTGCTGATACACACTATTGGCATAATTTCTAGGGATAAATTGGTCGTCTCTTCTATACCCAACAACCATTATTTTAGCACCTCTTGTGAACCAAGATTTCTCCATAATTTTCTTCTTGCCACTATCTTCATTGTAAATTGACATTTGTTTGTCGTAATTGCTAAAAGCCCCTTGGTAGAACTTAACCTTAACTACTCCAAACTCTGTTAGTAATGTAACACTATGCTTCATCTTGTTTTTATCTAGCACAGTTCCACCTATTCTAGTTAATTGATACTTTTTAAACTCTTTGTTTTTTGTCCTTACCACTTCGAAAGCTTCCATAGATGGCAACTCAAAGAAGTTTGACAAGTCATAAACATCTTTATTTAACTTAGACATTTCATGCTCATGGTAGTAAAAACTCAAACTATCCATTTCCCATTTAGATATTGTTCCATTACAATACTTGTCCCAATCCCCACTCATTCCCAAACTTACAATATTATCCCTATACAGTTCCAACGTACTTTCTAAACCTAACCAATCAGATAGTTTTTCGATATGTTTGGAAACTACTTTCTCAATTGAACTTGTCCTATATTCTACTGTGCAGTCATCTGTATATTCAAAATCCTCTCCCTCTTTTAACTCACCAACAAATATTTCAGAAAAATACTCTAGTACATCATCTCTGTTAGGCAAGACATTCCACTTTCTATTTCCCTTTTTACCAACAAAATACTCTTTTGTGTTTATGAGTTTTAGGAACATGTATTCCCTAACTTGACCTAATAATTCTTTTGGAATTAATTCCATCTCTACTAGCTTTGCTAAGTTGCCAAAGTCCAAAGGCTTCTCTCTGTTGTTTCCTAGTATATGTATATTATACAAGAAACTCTTCATAGTGTCAACCCTATTTCCATTTATTTTCTCAATTTCGTCAAAAGCACCAGCTTTTATTAGGTTTATCATAGCAAGTTTTGGTAAATTTGTCTTTTCTATAAAGTCGGCAAGAGATAAATATGGTCTATTCTCTATTATTAGGTTAGCAACATCATCTCCTATCCCATTTATACCTTTCAAACCAAAGACTATTGCATCGTTTTCAATATCTGGGTAAAAACTAAACTTAGCTTTGTTGATGTGTGGTAATGAAATACTAACACCATTGCCTTGAATATCACCTATTGCGATTGCTATCTTGCCATAATTAGTAACCTTCTTTTTATTATTGATTGACTCATCTTCTATTGCCGATGCGTTAACAGTTAAAACAGAAGTGTTCCAATATAACTTGTTAAATCTGTGATATAAGTTCATCTCTTGTAATGCTATTGCAGAGTAAGGCACAGTGTGATTCCTAGAGAAACTATCATTTCTACCCTCGGTTTCCCGATATTTATTAGGGGATTAGACTATATCTTGTGTGTGGAAGATTTGTCTATAATATAAATTTCCATTTGTAATTTAAGTGAGATTTTCTCTCTCCTTTGCAAACTCTAGTTATTGCACCGTTATCTTTTCTGTCTATTGCTTTGTAAGCACTTTTCAAGTTTTCGTAAGTTTCGATTAGACTACCTTGCATATCATATTGACCAACCTTAACATTTTTCATCATCCTACTCTTTTTAAAAACCCCATCGTTTGGTTCTAGTCTTGAGTAAGACCAAACATACCCACCACCAATTCCACCCTCAATAGCACAAATAGATATACTTTTTATTGAGACATTGGTTTTACTCTTAGCTTGTTGTGCACTACCATATTTTTCAACAAATGTTCCATCAATGTTGTATTGATAAACGTTTTTTGTTTTTAGTAGTTTTGTTCTCACGGCGTGTTGCATATTACCGCTTGCATCAACAACTTCCAAGTTTTCAAGCATGTTGTTTACTTTGTTGCCATCAATATGATTTATTTGAAGCTTGGTGTCTATATCCAACCTTAAAAAATACTCTCCTATTAATCTGTGAACATATCTTGTGTATTGTTTGTTTTTATGACTTAGAGTATAAGACTCATAGCCGTTTGTACGATTAAACTTTCTTTTTAACAGTCTGTTTGTTTCTGTGTTTATACAGTCACCGTTACTATAAATCGAATACTTTGTTTCACTGTTGTTTAAAAAAACTCTTTTATTCATTTCACTACTCTCTCTACTTCCACACACTTAGCACTTCGAATGGTAGCCTATCTCCCACCCTACTCCCTTACGGGATAGTCGTTGCACCTTCCTCTTTCAAGGCTTGGCACAGGATTATCATATTGTTTCCAACTTAGACTTCCCCTGTTAGCCTACTCATTAGTCATTATTTCCCATGACTCCAAAAGTTAAGTAGACACCGCTAGGCAATAGCGTTCACAAAATTTTAATAGGGCATAATGTTTTTACCCTAATTGGATACCAATACACTCTTTCCAAATATAGTTTAGGAAATTTGGTCTAGTTCCTAGCTTCTTACCCACTTCAAAGAACAGCACTGTCATTTCTTCTATGTCTTTTGTCTTCTTCTTTGCTATTATTTTACGAAGTTTGTTTGCACCAACCATATCGAAACCAACAATATCTTTATCCATTGTCAACTCCATTACGTCTTCTTGCTCTATAGCCATCATGTTTTTATCCAAAAGATGTCTCTCAACAACTGCTATTTCTTTTGCATTTAAGCCATACTTAGCCATATCCTTATACGCTTCTTTTATGTCGTTCTTATACCTAGCGAATTTGTCCATTGGTGTCTCTCCATCTGAACTCATTAGTCTCATAACAGAGTTAGCAAGAGCTAGTTCTTTCAAACTTCTAGGCTTTATTTTCTTTTGTGCTTGGTTTCCAACGTCTGTATCAAATTGAAACAGTGATATAATCTCACTATTGTCAAGATACTCCCACATTTTTTCATCATCGTATTCTAAAACGTCTGGATGAAGAATTTTATTATAGGTATCTCTTATATTTCCACTATGTTCGACTACTTTATCAAGTATTAGTAGGTCTAACTCAGTTCTTATTTTGTCTAAACCCTCTATTGTTAAGAAGTCTACCTTTAGCCCACCCATATCCTCTGAATCATTCATATCGAACGCAGTAACAAGCTTGCCATTTGGAGACGTCATTATGGAGTTGTAATCTAGTATTGTGGTTGGATATATAATAACCCCACTAGCATGAGTAGAGCGACCAACTATCAAACCTTCTATCTTTCTAGCCGTTTCTTCTACATGTTCATATGCGTCTATCTTCTCTTTAAAACCATCTACCTTTTTTCTTTCCTTTGCTTCATCTCCATATAAACATTCGTCTAGAGACCATTGTTGACCTCTTTCTGATTTTATGTAGTCTGCCAACTCTTGTGCTATGTCATTGTTTATTCCCAATCCCCTACATGCAGTTAATAAAGCAGAGCGACTTCCTTCTTTTTTAAACGTACATATGTTTATTGTTTTGTCATAACCATATTCGTCACTACCAAATTCTTTTGCAACAGCTTGAAATATCTGCTCTCTTTTTGAGGCTTCTGTATCCAAGTCTATGTCAGCAAGTTCTATTTTTGTATGGTGTATATGTCTCCACCAAGGAAGATTGTGCTCAATTGGATTTAATTGGGATATATCTGTTAGGTAGCATAGGTAAAATCCTGTAACTGACCCCCTAGCAACACCTACTAGTGAATTTCCTTTACTGTCATCCCACATAATATCAACAATAATATCAACTAGATTATAATAAGAGGATAAGCTTTGTCCCAACTCTTGACTTATAAGTTTAATTTGTTCTAACTCTATATCTATTCTATCAATATTCTCTTTGTTAAATTCCTGTTTTTTCTCTGAGAACCCTTGCTCAATATTCCAAAGTAGAAACACATCACTACCACTTTCACTTTTACTAAAATAGTCTATGTTTTTATGACTGCTGTAGTAGTCTTTGAAAATATGGTCTAGCTTAATATTACTAGGTAGTGGTACATTTGGTATTGCTGTTGGTTGAAACAGATTAACATCAGAGCATTTGTCGTGTATTTCCATTGTTGCTCTTAGCCCAACTTCTACCTCTTCTTGTGATAGGTAAGGCATCCAATCATATATCTCACTAGCTGTTTTCAAAAAAGTACTGTTGTAAAACTCCTCTGTCTCCCTATCCCCATCTCTACTTCTTAAAAAAGCAGAGTGCAATTCCTTCTCTTCCTCATTGAGATAATGAACATCGTTTGCTATTACATATTTAATTCCATAAGCGTTTGCTATTTTTAAAAGAACTTTATTGTATTCTTTTTGTTCCTCTGACTTACCAGCTTGCATCTCTATGTAAAAATCTTCCCCAAGCACACTTGTCATATAGTTTAGAAAGCCATCTACATCATCTCTTATTTGCTCTTCATTTGGGTTTTCCATATAGAGTAGCTCTAATATCTTAGAGCCTAAAAAAGACCCTAGACAAGCAGTAGAGCCAATTAAATGACCCTTATCTTTACCAACGACCTCTTTTAATTTGTCATAGGTTGTGGTTGGTCTCTCCAAACCTCTGTCAAAAAAACTGTTTTTCCAAGCAAACGAACTAAGTTCTTTGAGTTGTCTGTAACCAATTTCATCTTTTGCTATTAGTATGAAGTGATTGTACCTCCTACTAGGTTCAAGGCTTTCGTTCAAATAAATTTCATTACCTAAGAGAACTTTAAAATCAGTGTTTGGATTATCCTCTTTTATTTTATTATAAGCTCTTATGGCTCTCAAATGAGAGCCTAGAGCATCGTGATTTGTTACTGCTATACCATTCAGTCCAATATCAAAGGCTCTATTTATTAAATCTTCCACCCTAATATTGCAGTCAATTATTCTAAGATTACTCATTTCATCATGAGCGTGTATTTCTGTTATTTTTTCATATCTTTCAGCCATAATTACTTCCTCTCTAAAACCAAAACTCTGTCTTTCTTTTATTATAACACACAAAGTCATATTCGTCAATGATTAATTGATAAAAAGTTTTTCCAGCCCATTCATTTATATTAACTCTACCTATTATATTAATTGAGAGCTTATCACTATTTAAAAATGCCTCATCTAGGTCTAGAACAGTCTTCTCTACATTCTTGAAAGATATGGCTAAGATGTCTTTTGAGTCGTTTATTTGGAACTTTACCATGGTTTTAGCCTCATTGTATAAAATGTGACTTTTATCCACTATAATGTCTTTCACACAAATACATGGAGCCTCGAAACCCTTGCCATAGTGTTGTTCGTGTCTTCCCACCACAGACATAAAATCACTTTTTAAGTCTTTTGCTTGTATTTCGAAATCTACTTCATAAACCTTTCCCTCGACAGAACTTTCTAACTCTTCATTCATTGAATTAACAAAATCTTGTAGGTCTGAACTATTATTGATGTTTATTCCAAACGCACTTGCATGCCCTCTAGCCCAATTAACACTTGCCATACTATCACACTTCTCTCTCAAGTCTTCAATGGGAGAATTGCTAAAATTTCTACCACTTCCACTAAAACCAATGCCATCTTTGTTTTCAACCACTACGAACGTTGGTTTATTGTATTCACTTGCTATTGAGTTAGCCAAAAGTCCAGTAAAAGACCTTCTCTCAATTGGTATCACTAGACTAATTACTTTGTCTCTCAACTTGCTCTCTATCTCACTTCTATTACTTTCCAACAATTCGTTTTTAATATCATCTTGTGCTTTTTTTATATCCATAAGTTTGGGAATTTGCGACTCTATAAAAGAATTAGGCTTGATAAACCCCTTCTTCTTACTCTTATTGGAGAATGGATTGCTATTAAAAACAATGCTATTTTCATCAATAAGACATTTGAAGAGTAAATTCTTCTCCTCTAGCGTACCCATTCTGTGAACTGCGTTTATTAGTGGAGCTATATAGAAGCTAATACTATCCATTTGGAAGCTTTTTATCTTATTACCATAATAGTTAATCAGATGTTTTAGAAACAGATTGTTTACGTTGGATAGTCCCTCCATTATGTAGTATCTGTTTTCCAACACCGTGGTGTCCATTAAATCGCTAACCATTCCAACAGCCACAAGGTCTAAGAAGTAGTCTGCGTGGTTCATATTGTAAGCTTCATCAATAGCTTTACAAAACTTGTACGCAACAGACACACCAGAAAGCTCCTTATTTGGAGAGCTGTCCATTTTAGGATTTATAACCACTGCATCATCACTATATCTTTCTGCCTCATGATGGTCGCAAACAACAACTTTCTTACCCATTTCTTTTAATATCTTATGTTGTTCATAATCACTAGAACCAGCATCTGCTATTAACAACACATCGAAATCAAAATCTCCCATCTCCTCTATAATAATCCCATGTTTTTTACCACTATGGTTTAACCAAGATATTTTATTCTTATCATACACCTTACAAAGGTAAAGGTAGAGTAGGGCTGAACTAGTACTACCGTCCACGTCAGAGTCTATTATGAGCCTAATTTTCTCATCGTTTTTCATTGACTTGACTAGCAAATCAACCCCCTCTCTCATATTTTTGATTATAAAAGGACTATCTACATTGTCTTCACTGTAGTTAATCAAACCATTTAAACTTTCAATGCCTCTATTTTTTGCAAGAGTTTTCATTGGAAGTGCTTTGTAATTGTTTGTGCCTATTCTTTTATATTTCATAATCTATGTCTCCCTTTATCTCTACCTTGTTTTTCATTAGCTCTTCTAATATTTCCTTACCTTTGTCAGTAGGACTATCTTTTTCTAAGGTTAGGTTCTTATCATCAACAATAACGTAAACAGTGCAATAGTTTATAAACTTATCAGCTATTCTGAGAACGTTTTTATTAAAAGCATCTATCTTACTATCTGTTTGTTCTGGTTTATCCAATGCTATTATAACCTCATTAACACCAAGTTCAACTATTTTGTCTCTTTGGTAGTTGCTGACACTACTTCCACTAACACCTAAAGTGAAGCTGTTTTCTCCGTAGTATGAATCACATTGCATTGTCGACTTCTCTGCTTCGACTATCATCACTTTTTTAATCCTTTTTATTGCATCTTTGTTGTGATTTAACCCAAAAAGATTGTGTTTTGTTTGATGTCGATAGTCGATTTTTTCTATTTTTAATGGTAAATATTTAGCTCCGCTCTCTGCGTCTTCTTTAATTAACGCTCTACCCCTAATTCCAATCAAATCTCCAAACTCATTGAAGTGTGGTATGACTATTCTTGACCTAGTTATGTCAACACTTATGTCATATTTCTCCATAGTAGGAGCCTCTATATGCTCTTCCAACCAACCTTTATAGTATCCACTAGCAAATACACCTAAGATTTCTTTGTTAAACTTCTTTAAACTAACCACTTCTTTCTCTTCTGTTAGTTTGAAGTATTTGTCTAATATATCCCAATCATTTATCTTCTTAACATCAAAAAAACCTATCTTTTTTGAATGAGTTGAGTATCCTAATAGATTAGAAACCCACATAAGAGATTCATAAAAACCTTCGTTGAGAGATTTCATAACCAATCCAAAAATATTAAAACTTTCTTGACAACCAGTGTAACAATGGAAGAGTTTACTATCTGTGTAGTAGTATAGCTTTTTACTATCTCCATGGTGGCAAACAGTTGGAAACTTTATAGTTGTCACATCACCACCCTCAAAAACTTCTTCGTGGTAATCTCCCCCAAGAGCCTCTACTATTTGGACAATATCTTCATTGGTAATCTTTTCCAATAGTAAATCCTTATCTACCACTTAAAGCCCCCCTCTTCTTTTTCTTCTTCCATTGCTTCTATAGGAGCTTCTAATGCTTCCATTTCTTCTTTTGTGTACATATTACTATCTAGTATTTGTTCAACTGTGGTAGCTTCTATATCTATAACCTCATAGTCATTGTTTGTTAAAAACAAGTCTTTTGTTCGACAAGTTCCTAAGTCTATATAACACCAAAGCTTAACCCTAACAAATCTACCTTTTCTTACTTTGTATATATTGTAAACAAGATTGGGAAGAACTGAAAAAGCTGGAAGTATGTTAGCTAGGCTTTCCAAGTCAGCTTTAGTAACTTGCATTGCTATCAATCCTATGTCAATCTTATCGGCAATTGACTTTGCTCCTCTAAGTACTGCCTCATCTGCTGTTTTTACATGTTTTATTTCCCCATTTACTTGTGTAGCACTATATATAAACACATCTAATGTATTACATAGGTACTTCATTCTATCAGCAAATAAATACAAAACATTGTCTTCTCTAAGTTTCATACCCCTTGTTTGACTAGCTATTTCCATTAACATCTTAGGAGAAGTAAAAATATAGTCAAAAAACACATACGACACATCGTGATTAACTTTGTATTTTTTTATAGCTCTCTCTATATCTGTCATATTGAAACTAGGAATATGCTCAATCCAAATAGGTGACTCTGCTATTATTTCTATTGCTCTATCAATTCTCTTTTCTTCTTCTTCATTATATGTAAAGGAGAGAAGTTTGTCCTCATCTACACCACTCACATAGGCAACCATGGGAGTTTGTATTTCATTTATTTCTAACTCTGTTGTTATAAATAGAGTAGGTTCACTATACTTCCTATCTATCCACTCTCCAAGCTCTGTATCGTATACATTTCTAATTGCTATTTTACAAGCATCACCAATTGCCAATCTCGTATTGTGCGTAACAATGAAATCACCCACTTGAAACAAAGCTTCTTCATTATCAACTGTAAAGCATGTCATGTCAACAAGTTTTTTTGTTCTCACTATGTCAGATATAGCCAACCAATCGTTTGCTTCTGACCTTTTTTCTACACTTACATAGTCTATTGCTTTTTGTTTTTTAGGTGTATATGAGAACATATTAACTTTCTCGCTCTTGGGCGTTAATATTCTAATTTCGTAGCAAACCCCATTTGTATATTTATCTTCTCTTGTGTCTTTAGAAAAATTTGCAACGTATCCAAGGCTTCTACAAAGTTCGATAATACCATCTTTCATCTTCTCACTTGTTGTCGAAAAACCCACTCTACCGCCTTTTTTAGAAATACTCCCATCTGTGTCTAGTAGACCTTGTAATAGAAATCTTCTCTGCTCTACATCCCCTAACAAATAGTGTTGTGGAATGAACTTGTCTCCACTTTTCACGTTCCATAGATTTGGATAATCAGCCAAAGCCTCTTCAACCCAAACCATATTGTGATATCTTCCTACCTTAGCCACGTTTTTATGCTCAAAATGCCAAGTGTTGTTATTCGCATTAGATTTACTAAAACCCCAATTTTCAAGATTAGCTATCTTAGAAACGATTTCCAAGTCATAGGAAGAGTACTCTAAAGACTTATTTTTAGCACTAGTCCTAAAACTAGCATCTCCAAGCATTGTTCCCATTGTGTAGGGATGTAAACTAAACTCTTTTGTTGGATACTCTACAGCTTGGTTCATGGGAATTTTATATCTGAAACCTCTACCACTTTTGAATCCACCCAAACCCTCAGCTCTATCTAGTAACTGCTTCGTTGTCTCAACAACTCTAGGTCTATCTTTTTGGTAAGAGTATTCCCATAAATGGTCTTCACATGATTCGACTACTCTACCATCTTTAAAGTGAACCTCATACACTTCTTTTTTAGTAGGCTGTGGATGTATTTGTAACACTTTTGTTGTCTTACCATCTCTAGCAAAAAGCTCGTCTCCAACCTTTATATCCCCTATTGTTTTCCAACCACTAGGAGTTGGAATTTTAAAGTAGTTTGGAATAGCTTTTCCTAAACCACTTTCAGCCGACCTAATATAAAACTTCTTCTTCCTAGCCCCTCTAGTTATAGTTGTTAATATACCACTGTCTAAAGGTGCTCCCATTTCTGGAGTAAGTTTGAGTGTTTCTTTTAGTTCTTTCAGCTTCTTACCAGCTTGTTGTCCCTCTTGACCTAAGTTTTTTGCATACTCATCTCTAGACTGAATAACAATGGTGTCAAAATAATCAATAATTTCGTCTATCTCTCTTGTGTCGAACTTAACTTGTTGCTCCTCTTGCTGTTTAGTGTCTAAGAGTTGGTCATTATATATGACCTTTGTATCAAAACCTTGGTCTCTATAAAATTTTAATAGGCTAAACTTCTTAAGTCTTTTGTAGTTATACTGAAAGTTTTCCACTTTTGCCAACTGCATACATTTATCTATATATTCAATTCCATTATTATCTGTAAAAATAGTATAATTTTTATTATAAGAAGATAGAAAACTATCCACTTCCATAGGAGATAAGTTTTTAACATTGCTTTTTATTAGGTTATGAATAGCTCCAAAAACAATTTGATGAAACTTTTCTGGAAAGTCTTCTACTCTTAAGTCTCCATATTCCTCTTCTAGTAGTAGGTTTGGTTCTAATAACAAACAACCAAAAACCTGTAATATCGTAGCTTTATCAAACATTGAAAATCCTCTCCTATAGGCTATCTATATCTATTAAATAGACTTCTTCTTTTTTTTGAAGTGGCTTTACAACCAATCTCTGACTTACAGAGTGAGCCACATCTTTGTTTTTATTTGAGTCTATCGCTGTATTTTTCCCCACCCAAAACCTCTGAGCGTCCATATAAACATGAGGAATTATCCCAATTCCATATTCACTGTTTACCTTATTATCCATTATATCATAAAAATACTTCAACACTAAGAACATTTTAGTATATGTTAACTCATACTCTAAGTGGTATTTATCAACTTGTGCCATTATTTTAGGGTTTAGCTCTTTAGTGCCATATAATTCATTTATATAGTCATACAATTCTTGCTTTTCGTCCATCTCTTCTGTGTTCTTTTCATACTTTTCCCTTATGAAATCCTTATAACACTTGACATGATACGTTGTATTTTTAAGCTTTTTAACCGCATCTGTTTTTAATATGTCTTCTCCACAGTACTTACACTTTTTATTAACACTCATAGCTTCTCCTTTGAAAAATAGGTGGTAGTATTTCTACCACCTATAGAACATTAGGCTTCTAGTTCTTCTTTAAATGCGTCTTCTAAGTCATAAAGAACCATGTCTAATTGTTGTTTTTGATTCTTAGTTGCGGTTGAAGCACCATTGCCTTTTCCTAAATGCTCCTCAACAATCGTTATATAGTCATCTATTTTACCTTTTTCATTTAAAAACATTGCGTACTTTTCAATCTCTTGCATGATTTCGTCAAATGTTTTCTCTTTAACTTTGGTTAACTCTTGATTTTCAGTGAAAGAAACAACAGAACCGACACCACTAATTTTTTCTTCTTCATCTATTGCATCTGAGATTGCTTGCTCTAAGTTTTCTATACTAAACTCTTTCAAATAGTTAACCATATAATCAAATCTAGAACGAGCTAAATATTCTGGGGTGTTTACTATGAAAGCTGAACTAGGTATTTCCTTACCTGTTTCGTCAAGTCCATTTGGTTTTAAGTATAGAATAATATCACAGAGGTCACAAATTGGGTCAATTGAGCGTTTGTCCCCTTTAGGATAAATCTTTGTATACTCTTCGCCTTTGTCATTCAAAAACGTTCTTTGTCCCTCATGAGATATAAAATAAACTGTAAAACCAGCAGAAGTTAACTTATTAATCTCTCTCCAAAACTCCACTTCATACATTTTATATCCACCACCATGAGGAATCTCACCAATTGTAGAAACACCTTCTCTTTGACAGATATAATCTTGACACAACTGTGCTGATGCTTCCGAAATACCCTCGGTTTCCCGATATTTATTAGGGGACTAGACTATCTCTTTATCCTTATTAAGGATAGATGGCACTTCGGTATGGGATTTTCACCCATAGCCTACAGGACACTACTCCTTAGTCGTTACACCTTCCTCCATTGAGGCTTGGCACGGTATTAGCTTGTCCTTACTTAGGATTTAGCCTTCCTTACTCATAAACTATCTCTAGCTCTGAACCGTTAGCATGTCATATTGACACACACCTTAGATTTCTAAGTTCACCATCTTCATTTCACGCATTACTACATGAATGGTCATTGGTATTTTCCATATTTATTTTATCAAAATAGCTTTCATTAAAGTGGAACTTTCTACTCTTTCTCATATTAACACTTAAGCTCAAACCTTGTTGTAGTATTATTCTTCTTATAACATAAACCCCAACATTTGTTCTTTTGGCTATTTGTGGAGGAGAAAGCTTTTCTTCCAAGTACCACCTAACTATCAATTTTTCTTGCTTCTTTGTAGTTTCATATTTATTGCTAGCATTTTTTACTAATACAATTGTTTTTTCCACGCTACCTCAATCTACAAAGACTTTATGGTATTTACCCTTTAACAGTATCAAAAATTATAGTTGAGTATTGCTCTCTTGCTTGGTCAACAGTTTTTTCTGATGTTAACTGCTTATTAATTTTCTTAAAGTTTGCCCATCTACTATTCATAGGTAGAAACGGAACATTTGCAATAGCATTAATTCCTGCTTCGAAACCTAAGTAAAAAGGTTTTTTTGCTCTAGTTGCTTGCTTTGTCTTACCAGTTGAGTTACTAGCATAAACAAGAATAGTCTTACCTTCTAATCCTCTAGTAACCTTACTAATATTTGGATTAAATATATCTAAAATTGCCATTTTTTTCTCCTTTTCATACCCACGTATTAAACAATACGTGGGGGTTTTGTTATTTTACTAAACTACTGCTATATTACCAACTTACTTTTTTCTGAGTGTTGTTTTGACTTGGTGCTTGATTAGGTTGAGAGAAACCTTTTTTTACATCACTGCCACTCTCGCCATCAGACTTCATTTTCTCTAAAACAATTTCTCTATTAGCCAAGGCAGTTTTAACAGCTTCTACGTTATAGGCTTTTGAATCGTCTTCGTCATATTGTTCTGGTTTACCAGAAAGAATGAGCATTTCATTAGTAATGTTTTCAAAAGTTTGTGTCTTGGAACTACCAAACCCTTCTTTCTCTTGAACTACTACATCTATCGTAGACACTAACTCACCCCAAAGATTTGAAGTTTTTCCAATTTCATAGTTAGCTTCAAGATAACTTCCTGCCTCTTGACTTGTTACAAATTCGAAAGGCATTGCATTACCATGGTAATCAAAACTAACAACAGTCATTCTAAGTCTACCAGTTTCTTCTTCATCTTTAATTTCTGGAGTCATCTTAGTAACTACTCCCTCGATATCAAAGAATGCTTGAGGAGTAAACTCTTTCTTAACAGTCTCTATGAAACTAAAGCTAATTTCTGGATAGCTAGAGATGTCTTTTTTATTACTATTGTAATAGTCATTCATTTTTAATTTTGCACCATCAACAACTACCTTAGAAGCTTGCTCTAAAGCGTCTTCTTTAGAAATCCCAGAAGCCATAAGTGTAGCTAGTGAAGTATAAGACATAGCCTTTTCAAGTGAGTTAAAAGAAGGATTGACCTTACCTTTAGAAGTAATCTCACCTGCGTAACACTTTAACTTATGCTCTGAATTTTCTCCAGTTTTAATAACTAAGTCACCACGAACTGCTCTTCTACCTTCTTTTTCGTAGTACTCTAAATTATTTTCTTTCACAACACCAACGATTGATACCTTGTTAAAACTTTCTCTTAACGTTGTCTTATTTTCCATTTTATTTCTCCTTTTTCAATTTAGTATTTGTGTTTTTGTTTGTATGTTTTCTTAAATTTTTTCCATAGTTCCTTCGATAACGTCTACTAAGAGCCATTTTTCAGAGTTTAAAGACTCGCTATTTCTAACTATCTCAACTACTTTTTGACTAACGTTGATTAAGTATCCTTTGACAGTTGAGCCATCCGAGACTTCGAAGCTAATCTTATCTCCAACAGAAATCGTCTTTTTGTCAAATGTTTCAAATGATTTGTAAGGTTTTCTTAAAAATTTCATAATTTATTTCTCCTTTCTTATTGGTCTTACTATAGTATAACATATAAAACTGTATCCGTCAAGTCTTTTTTAGGATATTTTTAAAGTATTTCCTAAACTCTTGTATTCTACACCATCAACCACTTCTCCACGCTTAATTGCATCTGCCACAGCCTTTTTATCAACTTTGGGTTCTGGAATAGGTGTATTGATATATATTTTAGGAACTAAATCTTGATTTAAAATAATAACACTTTTTGGTCTTTTTCTCAATTTAGCTGTGAACAAATCTCCACCTACAGAATCATTACTTGTAATCTCCATAGCGTTTTGAAGACCTTTGAGCATACTCTCTTTCTTCTTAGCCATTTCAGACTTTCTAGTGTTCAGTCTATCAATCTCACTTTTAATTGCATTTTCTTGAGACTCAAGGTTTTTAATAAACTTCATATACCCCTCTGCCTTTACATCTAAATCTTTGAGAACGTCTGCAATAGCTTCTTGAATGGCTTCTTCGTCAAACTCTCCCTCTTCCAACATAAATTCTAACTTTTTAAAGTCGTCTGTTATTTCATAAAGCGATTTAATCATTCTAATTCCTCTCTTTTATTTATCTTATAGTTATATTATACCACACAATAGTGGTTTCATCAAGTACTATTTACAATCTTTTAAATCTTTTGAATTAAAAATCCAAGGCTCCACTCCATCAAAAGAGTAGAAATTTTTAAGTTTGGTGTCCTTCCTTGCTACAAATACCTCTTCTCCATGTTCTTCAAGCCAATTTACGAACTCTTTAGACAACTCTTCGTTTTGAGCTCTCATTACAAAGTCGTCCAATACTAACTTTACAAGATGTCCATCATAGTCTCTTTCTTTTTCTCCAACTGCATCCATAAAAGAAAGCATTGCTTTGGCTTTATTTTGTTTTGCTTTTTGTTTTAATTGCCTCATCATCTCGTTTTTTGTTCTACTTTTCACTTTATTTCTCCTTATATAAACCCCAGTGCTACAGAATTTTTTCTGTTAGTAGTAAATTACTTATGAGCATTGTCCCAAACCTTGTTTGTAAACTCTATTGAGTCCTCAGTCATTTTACCATCTTCTAATTGATAATCAATACTAATTCTAGCTTTCATAGGTCTAGGGTCGTTTGCCAATTGCATAATAATTTGTTTAAATTGTATCTCTGCCATTTGCTCAGATGTTTGCATTTGTTGATTGTCAACTAGAGCATCTCCTAGCCAAATTTGAATTTTAAACAGAAGTAAGACTTGTTGTTGAAACCCACTAAACTCCTCAAAGCCATTGAAGAAACCTTCCATATTTATATTCATATCGTCCCCCCCTCTACCAATCCCAAGTTTGCAATAACAACTCATCAAAGTCTCTTGGAACTTTACTACAAATAGTCATTTGCCACATCAAACTCACAATTGTTTGAATTTCTTCGTTGGTTTTGTCATCGAATATAGATGGTTCATAAATGACTTGGTCAAACCTATATCCCATTAAGTTTTCTACAGACGTTACTGTTACACCCCTATACTCAACCACGTTATCTGTAGGTTCACGAATAATTTGGATAGAAACACACCTTTCGTATACAGTCATAGCATCTTCATTTAGGTAGTTCTCACTAATCACTCTCATCATTTGTGTTAAGCTTGTTTTATTTTTCGCTAAAATTCCTATTTTAAACATATTGGTTCCTCTCTAGCTCTTTTTTTAGCTCTTCTTTGAGTTTCTGTCTAGCCTCTTTTCTATTTTGCTTCTTAGCTTTAGACCAACCATCATGATTGTTCGCCCAACAAGCAAATTTTCTATCAAATTTATCCTCATATGTTAGTTTTTTGAACTCACTTCTCATAGTAATCCCCTTTTTTATACCCCACAAATCCATTTATATTGTATTTTTGTGGGGTATAGGCTACTTATACAGTATAAGAAACTCACTCCACGAACCAACATCTACAACATATTTATCTTCTAGTTCAGTCCATATTTTATAGTATGACTTATAGTTTTTATCGGCTAGGAACTTAACAATCGCATCAGAGGCACTTTCAACACTGTCAACCTCACGTAAAAAATACTCTTCGCCATTTGACCGTTGAAAAAACAATTTCATAAAATCCCCCTCCTATCCGTTCTCTTCTTCGTATACGCACTCAACATCAACTAAAGCCTCTGCTATAGCCTCTATAACATGGTTTAAATCAACTGTGTGGTCGCTTACTAATACTTCTTCCACTAACTCATACAGAGTACCCCAAATCCTTATTTGGTTTGATTTGTTCACTGTTTTTCCCTCTCTTTACTTTTTTAATCCTATGGTTAATAGGAACACAAGAATACAATAATATTCTATCTGAAATAAGAAGTAAATCCCTATCTGATTCTATTGAGTATATTATTTGGTCTGCTCTAACACTATTTAGATTATCTTTATCAAATAACCTAACATCGTACTGAATACTCTTATTTTCGTCTACAGCCACCTGTGAAAACAAATTATATAAGTCTTTTAAATTATCTGCCAATACTAAAACCTTCATATTAAAACCATTAACCACTATATACTTCCACTACTTCCTCACCTCTACTGTTTACATAAGGTTTTGAACTAGTAGTATAAACTCCCCTACCTCTTTCGTCGACCACTTTTCTTCCGTCTCTAACAAATCTAACCATTTTTCCTTTTTCCAACTCTGAAAAATCAACCGTCTTCCATATACCTTTTACATTAACTTGAACAATATCATTCGTCTTCATATAAAACCTCCTTATATATATTATTGTGGACTGAAAGCCTAAGAGCGAGCATTTTACTTTTGAGGGCTTATAGCGTTTAATCCATATCACCATAGAATAGAAGTAAAACCTGTGTCTTTCAAGGTTACTCGTTTGCTTTCAATTTAAACTTGTAGTACTACAAACCTTTATTCTTACTTGTTCCACAATGCACACTGCCTCGCACGGATTACGCTTCCACGTTTGAGCTATAATTTTAGCATTGTACTTCTACAATATCGGCAGTGTATAAGTGAGTACCAAGGTCTCGAACCTCTATAAGTTTTTCAGTCAGCAGTATACGTTTGTCTCATTAATGAGATTTTTTCCGAACTGACATCTTACAATCTCCATAAGAATGTACTCATATTAATTATCAGCCTTGACCAACCACTACTGATTTGAGCCTACCTACTATATTAGCTCCACCATACCAATTCTCATTTATTTATGGCGATGAGTAAACACCTTCTATGTATTGGTATGTACACTGCATTTGACTTATCGGCACAAATGAGACCATTATTGGAGGTAGGTTTCACGTCTCTACCTCGACATGTATTACAGCCCCACCGAACTTTACTCTGTAATACTTGTATAAGCCCTTAAGTAATTGTTCGCTTAAGCTTGCTTAACGCCCCATGTTTTTTATTATTGGGAACATGTAACCAATCTACCTTATAGTACTATTATACCACACCTCAACACTTCTGTCAAGTGTTTTGAGAAAGTTTTTACTATTTTAAATTTTGCTATAAAATATCGTTTTCATTCATAATTTTCTACACTTCTATCTACCTTCATAATTACAATCATCGTTCTCACAGTAATCAAAAGGTACACCACCTTGGTCACCATCATCAAAATGCTTTATGTCTGCACCACATTTCGGGCATTTCTTGTCGGTTTCTCATATACCGTACTCTTGGTCGATTTGTTTTCTACTACGCATACCACTCATTCGTTTATCCTCCTTCTTATTATCTTGCATTTGCGAATTAACTATTTAGTATTTGTAACTTTGTTTTTTACAGTCATTTAATTTTAATTTCCCACTAATTTTACATTTAAAACAAACTACTCCTAGTTGATGTGTTTTTTTAAGCATATATATTGAATTACTTTTTGTGTTATTTAAACATAATAAACATTTCATACAACTTCCCTCGTCCTTCGTAATAATCTCGGTTTGTGAATATAAAACTAATATTTTAACTAGTAGTTAGTTATATACACTTCTACAGTCTTATTACTTTTCTCTTTTAAGAGTTCGCTACTCATTGTTCTATTTAAGTTGTTATAGTCATAGTTCAAATAGTTTACATTGTGTTTTCTACTGAACTCAATCAACTCACTATTAATAATACCTTTGTGCTCAAACACATTACTCATTCCCCATTGTACACCTAGCTCATCAAGTTTATTTAAAATTACAAATAGGTCAAAGTCATTATAGTCAGACTTATATCCATTTATTCTAGTAATACTATAAGGGCAGTCCACATATATAAAAACGTCTTTAAAGTCCATTTTTGAGCTATTCACTATATCAACTATATGGTCTACATATAATTTATAATCCATCTCAGACACTTGTAAATTCGTTTTTTTATCCTTCTCTTTAAAGTCAACTAGAATTTGCTCAACTACTTTTCTTCTGTTCCTTTTCCCAAAGCTAGAAGTTAGTCCTTTTTGCATATTAAACTCCAAAGAGCCATTAAATGCAAACAACGATATAGTAAATAAATCTAAGTAATAAGAATCATCTCTGAGTTTTCTATCTGTTATTGTTCTCTTAAAATTATAATACCCCTCTTTATTGGAGCTTGATAAATTAAATTCTAATATTCTACTATCGACATGGTCTAATATTTCCATTACACTCGTCTCCAATACTACACGTATTAAAGTTCCCATAAACAAATCGTTGTACATGTTTATTTCGTATTCTGAATTTATTGCCACACTACCACTACCACCAAACAAATCTACAAATAATTTAGCTTTTGGAAACAACGGTTTCAACTGTGGAAGCAATTTTGTCTTCTTTCCAGACCAAAGAAAAGGACTGTCTACTATATTACTGTTTTCCATTAAATAATCTCCTTTTTTGCACAATTAACCTCATTTTTACTCAAAATAACGTAATATAATGATGTTTTTAGGTAAATATTAACGTTTTTTGACCTATTTTCGACCATAAAATCTGTCTTTTATTACGTTATGTAATTATAATTCCTCATACTCTTTTAGCAATTCTTTTAGAGTTTCGTCGCTTTCTGATAATAATTTATAAATTGCAATATTTTGTAATTTTTTTACTCTTTCATCCATTTCAATTTTTATCTCAGATTTTCTCTGTCTATTTTTGGCTCTGCTATCAAATTCGCTTGTATCTACAATGGATACTATCTCTTTTGTGTACTTTGTAGGCTCGCCAATTGGCTGTATTTGTAAATCAATTACTTTGGCTAAGTTAAGTCCGAATCTAGTATCACATACAACTATATCTCCTATTTTAATATCTTTTTGATATGAAATAAAACTATATTGCTTATAAGTATTTGAACCTTGTATAAAATTAACGCCTACTATATTTATAGTGTTTTCGCTATCTACTATTTCTTTGGTAATATTTAACTTATTCAGTGAGTCACCTTGGTATACTTGTACGGTTTTTACACCCTCTATTTTTAAAGTAACATACGTTTTGCCATGTTTTTGAGTTATTTTTGTTATTACTCCGCTCATACCATTTGTTTGACACTCAGAATTCACAAAAACAACTTCTCCTATTTTTAAATCATATCTCATATATTTCTCCTTTTATTATAAAACTCTTCTTTTATTATGAGTTAAACAGTTTCCCATGCTTCATATTTTGTTTCTATTTTTTTAATTTCAGCTCCAATGTCGTTTGCTGATTTCCCACATTTTTTACACTTCATGTTTGGAATAACATTGTCATGGAAATTTCTATCGTCATATCCGCTATTATTTACAATATCACCACAATTTTCACATTCATAATCTGCCCAAAAATCTCTTCTGTTTTGACTTGTAATTTTAATAATCTTCATACAATTCTCCTTTGTTTATTAATATAATTAATTATAGCATATATACCTACAATTGTCAAGTATATTTTATAATAATAATTGATAAAATCCTAATTTTATTCATCTTCCTCGTCTATTTCTACTTCCCATTTTGAATTATAACTCAAACATTCTTGAGTATACACGCTTATAAATTGAGCGTTTACTCTATAAGAAGCGCAATATTTTTTAGTTGTATAATTATGACTCTTACAAATAGGACAAGTATTCATTGCATTATAAATTTCTTTTCTGCTATCAAATATAACTCTTACTCCTAACAATTTTGCCATTTATATCTCATTTCCGTGTTAAAATTGGCGTTTTATTTATTTGGTTACTAAAACTATATAGAATTAGTGACAAAATAAATATTAATTTTTACACACAATCCATGTCCCCAAAGTTAACATCTCTTCTGCTTGTTTTTTGCTAGAAGAGTTAAACCCAAAATATTCATGACCATCTTCTTCTAGCCAAAAAATCATAACTTCTCCCATGAGTACAATGGTAGTATATTCTGTATCTTTTCCACGGACTGTAAATCTAAAATCTTCAAAGTCTTCCAATTCAACCTCTCCAATATTTTTAAATTCTACCATTTGAAAACATCTAATAATCTCACCTACTTCAACTTCCCAATATTTTTTTAGATGGGACAATAGTCCAATCATTATACATGTTACCATCTAAAGAGCCATTTTTTAGTCCCATTGAACGATAGTAACCATCACCTTCAACTATAAATGTTTCTCCACAAACACCACTAATATCTCTTGTATTTATTACTACGTCTCCAACTTGCACATGAGTACCATCTTTATATAGTAAAGGCGTAATATCACCAACTATACCACATTTATTCCCATCCATATCAATTATTTCTCTTGTATTCATTTTTTTTTATTTCTCCTCACTTTTGTGAATTTTCTTAATAATTTCCCCACCAAATTCATCTTTAACAATATCAATAAATTCAAAAACCGTAAATAAGTCAGTCATTTCTAAACCTTTTTCTTTTAATAAATTGTCTCTACCCATTTTACAACTTCCTGTTAATTTGTTATGCCAATCGTAAAACTCATCAACTTCATATTTATCTATCTTATTGAAATGATTATTAAACTCTTCAATACGTTCTTCTTCCGACTTCTCTTGAAATGCTTTAGAGTAAGCATCTCTCATGGCTTGCTTTACTGTTTTACCATGCGCAAAACTATTATCGACTTTAGCTATAAAACATTTTTCTAAGGCTAGATTATCTTTTAATATACATCCTATTGCTATATTCCCCTTGATTGAAATTAAAACAGTGGGTATTCTATCTATTTTATATATTATATGCCCACTGATTGATTTTATGCCATAACCATTACCATTACCATTACCATCACCATCACCATAACCATCACCAGAACCATCACCAGAACCATTACCAGAACCATAACCAGAACCATTACCATAACCAGAACTATAACCAGAACCATAA